CGGTGAGAGCGTTGATTGCGCCAGTAGAAGGAGAACCGTTCTCCTGTCCTCGGCCACGGACTTGACCACCGAAGTAGTCAGCACCGTCAACAGCGTCGGGGTTGTCAAAGCCACCGAGTTGAGCCTTTTCAAGAGCGTCAAAGTGGTTTCGTGCGGCGAGGGTGTCCACGCCAGCCGACTTGAGGGTGTTCTCCATCCAGTTAAGGTACTCGGAGGAGATAACATCGGAGTATTCCTCACCCTTCATGTAAGCCATCTTGTCGTCGTGGTCTTTTTCGTCCTCGTCTTTCATCTTCATTTTGTCATCCTCTTTTTCGTCGGAATCTTTTTCTTCATCGCCACCTTTCTTGGACTTCATGTGTTCACGGAGTTGAGGAGGAAGTTCTCCCTTCTCCATGGCATCCAGTCGGCTTTCAAGGCGTGACATAATTTCGGTCAAATCGCTGTTTTCGTCAGTCATGTTTGTGTCCTCCTTCAAAATGCGGAATTGTGCTTCGGGGTTGATACCCTTCTCACAAATCGTTACCTCGTGCAACTCCATTTTTGAAATCTCTTGGTAGTCGCCTTTCTCCATGTCGGACTTTCGCACTCGCTTGAATGCTTGTCCTCCAATGGAGAATCCACGAAGGTTGCCCTTGCGGATTTCAGCGGCCACTTCACGAGCCTTCTCAATGTCGTTGCGGAGTTTAACAACAACGAACAGTCCAGTGTCATCCGTTTCGGATTTCCACATGCGTCCGTTGGAATCAATGTACGAGTCAATGACTTCACCAACTTGAATGTTGGAATGAGCCAACTGCACATTGCGGTACTTTTCGCCCTTCATGAAGCCGTCAAAGGCGTCCTTTAGGGCGGAGCGAGTAATAAGGTCGCCTTGCTTGTCAACAAGTTCAACCGATGCGTAGCCAGCAACGACCAAATCGTTACCACTCTTGAGGAGAGTGATACCGTCAGTGGGTCGTTGAATGCTCAGCATTGAACTTCCGACTCCCTGTTATGGTATAAGAATGGTTCGTCAAGTACGAGACACCAATGGCTGGTCATTATCGTAGTCTATAGAGAGTCTTTCACCCTCATCAGTTTCTACTTGAATGTGGTTCAGTCGCTCGGTTTTCTTCTCTTTCTTTTCATCAGTAATTTTCTTTTCACCGTCAAAATCCGGCAAGGTGGACTCGTGACGGAGTTGGGTTGGGCCACGAGGTGATTCTTGCGGCGTACCGACATCAATGCCCAGTCCTTTTGGCCCTGTCCATGTCATGCGCTCTTTGGCGATTTTATCCAAGGCTCGTGTAATCAGTTCCAATGCCTTCTTGGTTTGATTGGGTTTGAGTAAACGATTGTCATCGTCTGCCTCAAGAACTCCCCCACTTTGTCGTTCAGTACGCTCTTTTGATGGCAGTTTTGGCACAACATCGTTTTCGGTTTCTTTTCTCACGATGCCTTCTACAAGCAAAGGAGCAACCGATGACCAAAACGGCATGAGGCTTTCAGCCAGCACCACAGGGTAATCGGTCTTGGTCAAATCACCCATCGTGCTTTTTGGTGAATGCACACACCACACATCGCCTATTTCTTCCATGTTGTACACTACTGTGTCAACTCCCTTCAACACGATTTGAATCTGTGAGTCCGAGATTTCAATATCGTGTGGCACGAGAATTGGTGCGAATGCTTTGGTCATGAGGTCAAGGGATTCTGTGCTGGCCGCACCCTCTCCTTCGCCCTCTCCCTCCAACTCCTTGACTTGTACATTGTACACGGGTCGGTTCTTACGATTTTTCTTGGAGATACCCGTGATGGAGGCACGAACAATGTCCCCAACCTTGAACACCATACGCTGATTGTGCGCTGTGCCTACATCCATGTAGTGTTCGCCGTCATGTTCCACGGCCCTGTTACCAAGCCCCTCAGTCTCAAGGATGGGGCCAGCACCCAACTGATAGGTGTAGGGGCCTTTGCCACGACGGTCAAGGATAATGAAATTGAAGTCTCGGCTATCACGGTACACAATCCACTTTGGATGTCGTCGCTCTCCACGCATGTAGGTGGATTTGTTGTCCCGCAACAGAATGTTGTCGTGGTCGTCTTTGAGATTCTTCACAGCGTCAGCCAGTCCCTCATCGTCAGTCATGCGGGTATCGTGTGGGCCGGGAACAATCACATGCTCTTGGCTGTCAAACTGTGAGCGAAGAATCTTCAACCGCTCAAACAACTGCATTTCACCTACATTGGTGTCGTCGTAATTGATAATGTCAATGATGTTCAACTCTTCTTCGCCAAGAATACCGTCCAGCGTGTAATTCTTGTCGTTCATCTTCTCAAGGGCTTCCTTGGTGGCTTTGCGTAGTCCCTTCTTGCGACCGTTTTCATCAAACGCTGTAATCTCATCATCACTGCGTACAATGATGACTCGCTTCCCATCGTACCACTTGCTTACAACCCACGAACCGCTGAAGCCACGAAGGTGTTCAAGGTCAGCCAAATCAAAAATGCGGTGCATGGGCCGAACAGCAGGACTCCATTTTGCATCATCGCTCTTGCTCAACAGCACATCCGGGTCAAGCAGTGAAGTGATGAGTTCAGTCATCTCGCTTGCTGAGATAGTGGTCGGAACCGTGCTGGCCGTTTCCGCTGTTTCCATGTTCATGCTTTGATGTGCATTGTCCGGGTACATGGGTGGAGGAGCATTTGCATAAACTTGTTGAACAACATCATTTCCGTGAACAACGCTGGCTAACTCTAAAGGAATGCTGTGGTACAATCCCGTGCCAACATTTGAACCAATGTGAATGGTGCCATCATCGCCAAACTCAGCCCCAAGTGTGGGGGTCAACTCATACCCTTGATGCCACGCCCCACTGTCAAAGTTGTCCGTCAATCCTGCATGTGCGGGCGAGGGAATACCCAACGGGTACTGCGACATGCCTGCTGTTTCGGGGATTTCAAAGTCGGGTGTGAACACTCCCTCCTCTTCCTCAAGCACACGAGGGTCAAAGTGTACAATCGTGTCAAGATGGTTCCTCGTGTCGTTTGTTTTACGAGCCTTTGTTTGGCTACCGAAGTTTTTCGCACCGTGAATATCACCTTTGATGGCACCGATGCCAGCGGCCTTCAAAGAATCCTTGAATTGCTGTGGATTGAGTTTCATACCCATGGCTCGTGGGATAGCGTGAGAAAGATGCCCACCCCATGCCTTCTTGTCACTTTGCTGTGCAAAATGGTTCATGGCTTGGTGATAACCGTTTTCTCGTGCATGACGGTAGAAAGCCTCGTGGTCGTCCAACTCCTCTTCGGGTTTGTTCATCATCTCTTCATCAGTGAAATGCTTGAGGTCAAGGCCGTCAATGTTTGGGATTTTACCACTGAGAAGAATGTTTTTCATTGTAGAAACTCGTAGTGGCGCACCTCTTTCACTTACCAAATCAATGAGTTCTTCGGCTTTCTCCTTTGCTACTCCTGTCCGTTCAATCCCAAGTTTATCCAATAAACTGTCAACTTTTTCGTCAGCCTCAACCACTATACCGTCTGTGGACAAATGGTTGGCAATAGTAGAGTGAAATGGGTTTTGCGCCGCAGGGTCAGTGTCTCGTATGGAAGCCTGCAAACCGTAATTGATTGAAGAAACACCGTGTACGCTGTGGGGCACCGACACGATGTATCGTTGAGCGTCACGCATCAGTTGACTGGTGTTTGCAATAAATCTCGCCGGGTCGTTGGGATTGAAAGCATCGGGGTCATGCTCAAGGTATTTTGGAAGAAGCACATCCCGTGCAACTTCAGCGATGGTTTGTCGGTGACCACCGAACAATTGCTGTGTTCGGTCAGCGTCAAGTTTCCACATGGTGCTTTTGCTCTTCTTTTGTGCGCCTTGTTGCGCTCGCTCCAACTGCTGTGTAGTGTCGTTGATTTCATTCATCAGCGAACTCAATTCCTCAATGGGTGCGCCCTTTGCCCGCTTTTCAGTCAACTCTTGGTTTAATTCCTCAAGCATTGTTGTCAATTCGGATTCTTGTTGCGAAGCGGGCAACATACCACCAAATTGAAGCAAACGGGACACGGCATCCTTTTCATCAGCCGCCATTGTTGTTTTTGTTTTCTGTGTCTTTTTCTTCGCTTGCATTTCTTCAGTCATGACTCCCATCATGGAGTTAATGCCTGCTTTCAATTGATTTTCATCCAACTCACCGAGTCCTCGTGCAAGCATCGCTCGGTTCAATTCATCATGATTTTCACCGTGAATGAGATAGTCCAAAATCTCCTGTGGGTTCTGTGTACCTAAAATCTTGGATGCTTGTGTGATGGCGGTCATTCCGTGATTCAAAGACGAGTCGTTTAACACTTGATTCTTCAGTGTGTTGAATGAGAAGCCACCCCCACCCCAACGCATGAAATCCATGAAGTGTTCTTTGCTTTCCCCACCACTGAACGCCTCATCACCACGAAGAAAGTCTTGAACTTTCATCAGTGATTTTTCTGCTGGTTGATGAGGGTGATTCATACGACCGCCGAGTGTGCCAAGAAAATGAGCCAATTGTGCGTTCTTGTACATGTTACTGTCGGATGGTGAAGAGCCGTAGCCGGTAAGACCGCCCACATGGTGTGTAGGAATGACCGTGTGTGGGTGTTGTAGAGGACGCAAATGTGGGCCAAACCTGTCTTTGCGCTCTTGCGCTGTCATGTGCCGAATCGTGTACTCGTAATCGGGATTGAGCGTTGTTTTGTGTTCGGTGTAATTGTTCTTGTTGGTCGTGCCCTCACGGTTTGGGTACTTCTTTGATGTACCAAACGGTGAAAGAAGATTTTGAAGATGCTCGGCATCATTGTTGTACCTAAACTTTGAACCGTATTTGTTGCCTGTCAATTCACCAATGATGCGTGATTTGAGGGGCATAAAATGGTTTGCAAGCGTAGTGTTGATGGCGTTTGGTCGGAAGAAGTTTTCACCGCCGTCGTCCATGTCTTCTACAAACGGCGAAGAACCGTCCTCACCTGCGTGAGTAGCGTGAAGAGTTTCGTGATATGTCGCCAAAGCCATACCCGCTCCACCTGTCTTTGCAAACGCTGAATCCCAAAACCGACCGGGACCGTATGTAAAACCGTCCTCGTGCGTGCGCCAGTAGTCCGGTTTGTCTTCTTTTGGGTGTGGGCCGTGTGGTGAGGTGAAAAAAGCACGATGGTTACGAATGTCCTTGATACCAGCATGAAGCGACGACCTTGATTTTGCAACGGCTTCAAGGTAGTCAATCATTCCAGCATCAACGATTGGCTCATCTAATTTACCATGAATTGGATGGTCGGTTAGCAGTTCTCGTGTTTTAGGGTCATAACCAGCCAAATAAAGCAGGTCAGCGGTGGACATTCGTACCTTCTCAAGTCCCTGCTTCTTGCCTTTGAAATGGCTTTTCATTGCATTAACCATCTCGTCCTTGTCAAGTTCCTTCATCGGTTCCTTGTGAATGTTCAATCGTGGTAGCACCTTGTGGTGTCCACTCAGCCCGTAGTTGTCTCGGATGCGCTCAAGAATATGGCTTGATAGTGATTGATTGTCAAATTCGTCTAACGGCTCGTGTGCTAACGAACCCAAGGCTTGTTGCAAAAACATACCCTCCTCGCCCTTGGTGTAGTCGTTATCGTTGTTTTCTTGATGGTAGTGGGTATTTCGTCCCATGTGTGTCGTCGGACGAATAGCCCAGTTCATTTCGGGCGTCATACGCATGAGAGCGTTGTAAACCAAACGAGCCGCAGGAAACTTCTGTCCATTCGGCAGTGAAATCAAATCATGCTCATCAAGACCCTTTTCACGAATGTGTTCATTAACGGCTGTGCGTTCTTCGGGACTGAACCACTCAAGACCGAGCATGTAGCCGAGATGTCCAAGACGAGTTGGATGTTCTTCGTATTTGTCGTCCAGCACCATGTTGCTATCGTCATCAGCCTCCCACATAGCCGCTCGGTCATCAAAGTGGTCTTTACGAAGTTGCTCCTTTACCTCAGTGTTCGTCATGCCTTCAGCCAACAATTCGTCTTGGCGATTGATGTTCTGCTTCAACCAACGGAAATAATCTCGCTCGTAAAGGTCATGTTGATGGTGAAGAAGTGTGCCATTGGGACGAGTATTTCCAATGATGTTTACTCTCTTTCCACCCTCCGGTTGATGGCCTGCAATCATAGGGTGCTTCGGGCCGAGATTATCAAAGAACGCCTTTTCCATTTCCTTCTCGGCTTCACCGTGCCCACCCAGTGCCCAACTGCGTAACATCTCTACATACCCCGGCATTCCCGTCACTGCGTTGGTACGAAGAAGAGGATGATTGACTTCGTGAAACGGAAAATGATGTCGCTGATAGGGATGCGTACCGTCCTTCGGTTGATAGTACGGCCACACGGCGTGAGTGTTCTTTTTGTTTACAGGTGATTGAAGACCGTCCTTCCATACATGGTTGGTGGGCTCACCATGCGTATGTTGCAAAGCGAAGAGGTACCCTTTGCCTTCGGGAAGATGATACGGCTTTTCCGCTTGTGCCTGCTCTTCTTCCTGTTTGTAAATCATTTCAGCCGTGGCTTTGAGCGATTTGAACAGCGGTTCGCTCGGAGGCGTGTCAAGTGCTTCGTAGGCGAGGATGTACTCAGCCGCCGAATAAACGAGGTCAAGACCGTCATCCAGTGATTTGAGCAATTGGTTGCTACACACATAGAAGTGGTCGTTCACACCATCACCGCCCTCAACGGAGCGGTTCATATGCTGGACAAGCGTGAATATCAGTGCCGGGGAATGGCCCTAAGCAACCCGTTACGGGGGTTGCACCACACTTGCAAATCATAGGCGCACCACTCTCTCGCATTTGCGATTTCATACCCTTCTTCAAAGGCTTGGCTTCACCAGCAGAATCCAATCGCTCAGCACCGCCTCCGTCATGAGGATTCATTCGTGAACTGAGTCGTTCCATATCGCTGGACTCTTTGCCCTTCTTTTTCTTTGGTGCATCCTCAGTCTCAATGGTGCGTCCGTTGGTGGTAAAGTAGCCACTCTTGGTCTGTCCACCCGACTCAGCGTAAAATGCGGGATTGATGTCCGTGATTTTTTCAGGTTTGAATCCGGGTTCGGCTTTTGTCATTTTACCATGAACCTTGTCACATTGAGCCTTTTGCTTTTCCGAGCATTCCGAATACTTCTTGCCAAAGTTCTTCATACAGTATTTGTCTTTGGTGGCCATATCGGCCTTGACCATTTTGTGGCTTGGCATACAACCTGCCTTTTCAAGTTCCTCATCGTTCAATCCGTCCGTTAGAACGACATCACCATGGCGTGAGATTTGCACATTGTCCATTCTGTTGATGAGGCTCTTACACTCACTCTTGGAAATACCACAAGCATCAGCACACTCTTCAAGACTGGCGGCTCCACCCTTCTTTTTGAGACATGCGACGAGTTTCTTTTTGTGTTCCTCGTCTGCTTTCATCAAGCGTTCAAGTCGTTGTTCAAGTTCAATCGCTTTTGCAAAATATCCGTTTTCAACTGGTCGTGGCTTCATTGTGTTACCTCCTTTGCGCTCAATGCCATTTCGTGAATGTCTTCCCACGACATGGCGTGAATGTCTTCATTGCTCATCGTACCAATTTCGGGTGAACTCTTGAGAAGTGTGCCACTGTCAAGTGTCATATCGCCCCGGAAGGGGTCGGTCTGTACATCATCAGTAAGAGGAGTTGAAACATTGACAAGACCCATTTTACGAAGAAGGCGGTCGGGGTTGTTGATGAGTCGCTTGAGTGCGTCATTTTCAGCCTTAAGGAGCATAAGGTTGGAGTCCATGGACTCCATTTTGTTGATGAGAACACCAATCAATTGTTCGGCGTTGGACGACTCGCTCATTGAATCACCTCAAACACGACGACCGTAGGAACCTGCGCTTCGCTTGTACTGTGGGTTGTGGCGAGAGGAAGACATGTAGCCAAGTCGTTGTCCTTCAACCACAGGCTTGGATGCTTCCTGTGGTTGCATTTTCAACACAGGAACGCCACCAGCAAAGATGTCCCGTGGGCCTTGAGGCGTGACAACATCGGATTTTGCGATTTCTTGGTGCAAATCATCAGCCAAAAAATCGCTGAGTTTTTGCACTTCACTGAGGTGTTGCTTGGCCATTTGGCCGTCGCCGTTTTCAAGAGCGGTAATGAAAGATTTCTGCGCCTGCTCCATTTTTCGTGCCATTGGGTGCATTTTCAACAAGTCCATGTTAATCCCTGCTATGTTCGCCTCATGTCTTTCGTCTTTAAGAGCATTACTGTCCACGAGGGCGACGGGCATCCAGCAGTGCATTGCTCAAGGTTTGTTGCATTGAAGGCGGTGGCCCTCGCTGTTGTACATTACTGAATGGTGCGCCACTTCCCATGCTACCCCTGCGTTGCGGTGCCGCTGGCCCACGGTTTCGTAATCCCATACCTTGACCACCGGGCTGTGGTGGAGGCATGATTTGTTGAGCAAGTTGCGGTGGCATTTGCGCTCCGATGCCTTGCATTGGAGGCATACCCGGAGGCATACCCGGAGGTGGTGCCCCACCCGGTGGTGCCGCCTGTTGTGGTTGTGGTTCGGGGCGTTTGTAGGTGAAACGGATGTCTCGGTTTGCCGTGTCTTCAATGAGTTCAGGCGCAAAGCCCAGTTGAGCCATTCGTTGTGCAACATTGAGTTCTTGTTCATCACGACGCAGACGAGTGATTTCATCCTCTTCTTCGTTGGGATAAAGTGTAAGTTTCCAATCATTGATGTCCATTTGCTTCAGCAAGCGTGGGAACAAAACCTGCGTGTACACCTTTTGCCCAAACTCAACAGCACGGTTGGTCACAAGAATTTGCATACCTTCATTGTTAAGTCCACCGGATTTACCACTGTCCACCATAAACACAGAAGAAACACCGTAAAATGCGGCGATGCGATTTCGGATTTCATCACGCACAGCGATGTATTGCATCTCTTCAAGCGTGTCCATGAACTTAATCCAGTTGACACCTCCACGACCCGTAGATGATTCAATACCAACTTTTGGCACATAGTGAGGGTCACGCTCCATCTTCTCATCCACGGCCTTCCAAAACGACTTCATGGACTCCAAGTTATCCGTGGTGACCGACACGATACCCTTTGGCATTCGTCGCTTTTGGTAAGCAGTGTAGATGTAGTTATCCATGGCCGTGAGCGTCATGGCTTGCCGCCACATGGTATTGACGGGTGAGCGACCGTACAGTTTGGAAGGCTTGTACTTGCTTACATGGAGAACTTCACCCTCAACGAAGTATTGGGTCTTTCCGCTCCCCGCCATGTTCACATAATGCACATCGTGAAGGTCAGCACCACACACTTCACAACTGTCATCCTCAGCGTGTGTTTTGATTTGGTCACGATGGATAAGGCATGTTTTGTAGCGGCCACCACGCACTCCACGCTTGTCAGCGACAATACGCATGAAAATAGGGTCACCACGCATGATTTCTTTCACACGGTAAAATGCCACTTCCTTACTCTTGGGGTCAATAAAATACTCCTTAACTAAAATCAAAAAAGCATCATCCACTACATTGAGGTCTGCCTCTATTTCGTTAAGCACATTGATGAACGACTGTTCCATGCTGTT